GCCCGATCGGCGACCGACTAGCAGATCACTCGCCACCACTTCGGATTATGACGTGGTTACTTATCGCGGCGAGGGATGTTTTTCCGGCCAAGACTTCATCCGGAAGGCAAGACGGGCCGTACTACGCACGGTACGGACGTGTTCGGGCTCCAACAGAGAAGGCTTTAATGGTATCCTATCCTCATGCTCCTAGAAGGAGTGGGATAAGAACCACCAAGCACAAAATTGATAGCTCTGTTGGCAGCGGAACCCGCCATGCGGGTTCCCATTTGCATGAGGGTGGTGTCCCAACCCGGGCTGACGCGGTCAAGCAGCTGAGTCGCTTTCCTGACCATGGGTTCCCCGACCTGCGCGGGGGGAACGATAGCCTGACCAAGAATGGGTTTGGGCTTCCACTCAATGTTTCTGATGGTTTCGAAGCTGAATTCCTTGCTGTCAACTCCTTGCCAGGCGAATCCAAACCAAGAATCACCCATGGCTTGGTCAGCGCCAGGAATGATGGTGGGACTGGAGGCGACGAATCTCAGTGCTGGCTGCTGGTCGTTTCTGAAGATTTCCGACACACCTTCGTCGGGGCGGTATGACACCTCCATGGTGTCAAGAGACACCCTTTGAGTTTTTGTGGCCATGTTGAATAAGTCAGTCACACTGATAGGACCGTCGTCGGTGTACAGCAGTTGAGACGAGGACAAACCTTGAATGTATGCGACTCTCCCTGAGCAACTGGACGTGGTTCCGAGGTACAGCATGCGAACACATGCTGACAAAGTCCTAAACTCGGCGAGAGTAGGAGAAAGAATGAACTCGTCACCAGCTGGCCTGAATGATGAAGACACGTTGAACCCAGAGGTATACGTACCAAATCTTTCAGTGTTGGAATTCTGGGGGTTGGTGAAGGCTGAGCTGCTCACCCAGGAGACCGCTGAGGTACTTCCCGCAGCGTTACATCTTGTGGGGCACCAGAGAAAATACCCTGCGGAATTGGCGCCTGAGGTTACCACAGTCTGTGTGGCCTTGAACCTGCCCATGATGCCAGCGATGTCTCCATACAGCCCCGGAGTTAACACACAATTGCAGGGGTCGCTGATCATCTGGGCGTATAGGCCAAGATCACTTCCCTTTCGCCGGGATCCTCCTCTACTTTTTTTGGACCGAGTTGGTGGTGGTCCTGATCTGCGTTGTTTTTTGTTTTTGTTTTGATTTTTAGAATTTTTCTTGTTGTCGGTATTTGTTTTGTTCAAAAGAACTTTGACTTGTCGCGATCGAACATTGAGCAGTGGAGACCTCCCTTTTCCCCCTGGTGGCAGCGGTCTCCGCCAGAACTGAATAGTTCTCCACCATCCCTCAAAGCCTAGTCCATCTGCAGCTGCTCCGGCAGGTCTGGACTGGTAACCGATGAGGGCTAAAGTTCCCAGTGACAGTGGCGACTGGGCTAGAACGTAGTTGTGAAAGAAATGGTAAGCCATGAACCCCAAGAGGGGAATGGGTCCAGGAACCAAAAAATAAACTACTGAGGTTGTTGTGTGGTACAAAAAGTTGTAGACATCTCCCGTGAGGTACCACTCGGCCAGACCTATGACAGGCCCTAAGGGAGGAAACAAACATTTGAGAACTTCTTCGTAGCACCAGGCAAAGCGACTGATGAACTGAACTGCTCTCGTGACGATTTCGGAAGCGCTGGGACGCAGGGTCTTCCGTTCATAGACGTGTTCTTCTGCAGTTTGAAGAGGGGACAAGGAACATTCCTTGTTGAAGCCAGCAAGGAAAAAATCGCTGTCCCATAGAAGCGGAAAGTCCTGAGGTCCCAAAAGCTCAAAGCTCTTGATGATCCTGTCGTACTCGCAAACAGAGATGCCGTTTTCACAGCAAAATCTGGTGACTTCTTGGAAGCTCACGTCATCTGTGATGGTGCTGTTGTTCTTCCAAGGTTCCAAAGGCAAAACGATAGGTCTCTCAACATCGAACTTGGAAATGTGTCTCAAAAGGGGCCCAATAAGCGGAACATGGAAAGCAATTCCTGACATGCCTATGGCAGTGCCTCTGAGAAGTCTTTGGAAAGTTTTGGGACTGTGATTGTTGAAGTTGATGCCGAGCTTTGAAATCTGGCGGAATGGCTTGACTCCCCATTTCCACAAAGTTAGATGTTGCCTGTTCACCTGGTAGAACTTGCCTGAACAATACTCCAGGTCGTGAAGACCTTCCCGCACGATGAGGTCAACTTTGGGGAATCCCAGTTCCGTGTAGAGGGACCTGACGGTGTCTTCGGAAAAATGATCGGTGCCCCAGAAGTTGTCATCACCCTTGACCAAGCATTCAGGGCTCGTTTCACCGCAAGCTCTGGCACAGTATTGGACAAGAGAGAGATTGATCAATGAGTTGAAAATAGAAGTCACAACTTCTCCGCTGTTCCTTCCCCAAGTGAGCTTGGCCTTGAAGCCATCCTTGCCTCGCACGTTGGTGGTCTTCCAAAGAGTTTTGAGGTCGTCAAGCCATGGCAAGTCTCCGGGAAAAGCCTCAAAAATCTCCAGCTCCAATTCCTTGAAGAACCCGGCTAGGGACCCATCCCAGTTGGACACGTCGCTTTCGATGAGGAATCTCTTCCGACGGCACCTTATGGCCTTGACAGCCACTTCCTCAGGAGTGAATCCACTGTCAATGCTGCAATGTTGGTGGTAGCCAAAGGAAGAAGCCGCGCTCTTGTCAACTGAGTACATGCCAGGGCCGACCACAGCCAGTACAGACGGATCCCTCCCGTTGATCATCCTGGGCTTGAAGTTAGAAGAGTCCTTGCCCACGTACGGTTCTTTCTTGTTGAAACCCTGGATTCGCATCACCAGTTCAGTGAGAACTGAGTGAGGTGAAAATTGTCTCACGACCTTGGCTCTAGATGGATCCAAATGATCGCAGTACTCGTCGAAGGTGAATTGGTACAAACGATTAGAAAAGATTTGTGGGATGAAAGAAGAGCGGAACCAAGAGATGTAAGTAAGCACGGCAGGTGTGGAAATGGTTCTGGGAAAGAACATGCGGATGGCGTAGGAGTTGTAGAGGTTGTGTGAACAAGCGAGAGGAGTGGTGATGCTGCAGTTGAGAATGGAACACCCATAAATGCCAATGGGTTTTTGATCACAATGATTGTGATAAGTCCGCGGCATAGTGAGGCCGGGCAGCAGGTCAGCTTTGGCTCCTCTTTGAGCACTGCAACTAGCCAGCAGTCCGAGATTCAACATGCTGATGTGTCCGTGGTTGTCAGAAGTGGGGGACAAAATCTTGAGGGCAGACTTCCACAGTGTCCAAGAAAACAGTTGCTGGCACTTGTGGTTGAGAGGTACGCTCCAAAAATAGAACACCCAAGACCCCAAAATTCCCCACCTGTCGATGACGGTTTCATTGTCCTGGTCAATCAAGACAAAATCATCGATTGACTGTTGGAGGATGGACTGGTGAGTGGGGTTGGTGAGCGCGCTGATTCTTGAGCGAATGGTCTCTCTGAAATGCCTCTGCTGATAAGCAATTTGCTGATCTGTGACTTGCTGTCGCATGAGCAGCCCAATCTCGGTGTTGATGGCCTCCAAAATGTCATTCTCCATGTCAGGCCAGGGGCAATAGTTCCTCTTGGCAAAAGAATAAGCGAAATCTTTCATGACCGTGGGGTTCCAAACGCCAGCGACCGCTGCTCTAGAAACTGCCTGTTGCACGCAAATGGTTATGATGGCAGTGTCCTTCCAGGAAACAGGAGGAGATGACGGTCCAGGAACAGGCAGATAGAGGTATTTGTAACCTGAGTAGGAATCTTCTCCCACGATCATTTCTCCTTCACCCAGCAGACGCGCCGTTCCAGCGAACTTCAGGTTGCCCTTGTCAGCGGAAGTGAGGACTTCGTAAGTTCCAGGGACATTGGCGTTGGGCACGCAAGTGAACAAGTGCAGCTCCCAAGGATGGACCACAGGCATGCCATCATAATCATCGAGAGGGAGTCTTTTGGCGGCTGCTTTCTCCTCTTTGTCTATCTCGATGAAGGCGTCTCGTTCTCCCTGCAGTTTCTGTATGTCAGCGATCATGGCCTGGTTGACCAATGTCGCCTTGCTCTTCTTGACGATGATTTTCTTCTTGCCTTCCGTCTTGCGGGGAGGAGGTGACGCTGACATGAGGGGATCGTCCTTGCTCTCATCGTTCAGCTCGCCAGCAGAATCATCTTGGTCAGGGACCAGAACGTTCGGCTTGACCACCACGTGACTGACGGGAAAGGAGGGAGTTGGCTGGGAAGGAGAGGGGACAACTTTGCGAGAAGAATATCCTTTGGCTCGGGGTGTGTTCACAGGCAAGAAAGGAGGGAGAGGGGGGGGAGTGAGCCACAAGGGAGGGGAAGAAAGAGGCATTTGTGCAGCGGCCGGAGAAGAGAGCAAGTTAGAAAAGGCGGCGTGTCCCAGAGAGAGCAAGTTCAGCTTTCTGATTCCCTTGGCGTACCGAATGCCGAAGCAAGCAGCATCCGAGAGATCAAGATGAAGCGACATGAGTGCGAGATGGTTTTTCAGGATGAATTCACAACCTGAACAAACCTCATCAGCACGGTGGAGGTTGTCGCAGAAGAAGTCGCCGTACTTGCTCAAGTACGAAATGTATGTGGCGATGGTGAGTTGGGCATGTGAGCGGGGTTGATGTACGGTGCATTTGGTGATTGTCGGTCTGGTAGCTGAAGATTGGCAGCAGGAGTTCGACCCTCCCTGTCTTTGGTTCTCCCCGGGGTATACCACAAGACTGCTGATGACTGACACTGGAGATTTCGCTACTCCTCCCGGGCTATAATACTCCCGGGGAACGCCAGCACTGTCCTTACACAGGCTGTCGTGGCATTCCTTAAAGCGGTTTCCCTCCGCAGCACGATTGGCCATCAAAGTTCTCAGTAAGGAATGAGGTGAAGTTTTATCGTTAACTTCCAACGCAGTGAGCTTCAGACACTGGCTGTTTTTGTTTTTTCTTTTTGTTTTT